AGAAGAAATGCTATGATACTGGCCCTCAAGGGGAGTGGGGAATAGATTATAAATCGGTGGATGTAGCAAAAACAAACGCTTACAACGAAGCATGTGATAAATGGGAAACCTTCCTCGAAGCCAAGCTGAAAGAGTGTGTAGAACATACCCTCGATAGGCTTACGTTGGAGAAGGAAGATATGTACAAACTTCATGCTGAAGCCCCCACGTTGTGGGCTACGGGATACAACGACGCAATAGACGAACTAGAAGCCATTAAGAAAGAGATACGGGCGGGACAGGAGATTGATTGACACCCAAGGGTGCAATCTATATTATTTATGATTAGTGGCGGGCCGGCAAGCAAGAGGGATAAGCACGGAGGCAACATGAAGAAGAAGGTAGAGAGAGAATGGGAGCTATATGTTCATGACTTGCAGAAATGTATAAGAGCCGGACTATCGACTCAAGACTCGTGTGCTATCGCGGGTTGTACATATGCAAAATTCTCCAAGTGGATGAAGATACGCAAGTTCAGAGATATGATAGAGAATTGCGAAGCCCAATTCAAACAAGTCAACATAGCAATCATTCAAAAGGCCGCACTCAAGACATGGACAGCGGCGGCGTGGCTCATGGAGCGTAAGTATTCGGATGAGTTTGCGCTCAAGAGTAAGTTTGAGCATATGGGCAAAGGCGGCAAGGCATTGCCGATACAGCTAAAGACCAAGATGCCCGCAATAGGTGGCAAGTTAAAAGGTAAAGGAAAGAAAAAATGAAGCGAAATGATGGCGAGAGCTTTGAAGCATACCGCAAGCGAAGGGAAGCAGACAACAAAGAAACAAAGCTAAAGGCACGTGGCAAGCTGATTTGGAATAACGGAACGTATATAAGAGCAAAGCGTGGTGAAATAGGGACAAAAAGTGATAGGTAAAGCACCAAAGGAAAGCATAGAGGGCTTAAAGGCAGAAGTTCAAGAGGAACAAAAGAGACTCACATGGATATGCCAAATAGCAATGAAGTACCTAAATGACTCAACTGACCTTGAGAGCTTACCTTCGTATAAGATACTATCCATGCAAGTGAACAAAGAATCCAACCGTCTTAAACAGAAATTCAAGGATTCCTACTACGTATAGGGGGAAACAATGGCTCAAGCAAAATGGGAAGTAATTATACTTACACCGGATGAATTGCAAGGTAAGCTGAATGACCTAGAGGATAAAGGTTGGCACATATGGCCCCAATTGATTAAAGTATTACCCACCATGATTGCTGATTCATCCGGACAAGTAGAAGCTCAAGTCATGATAGTTACCTCGAAGATGCGTCTAGCAAAGGATGGTATATGACAAAGTACCCAAAGGTAGTTATTGATGATGACTGTCCTCCCGCTCAATCGTTTATTCTAGGCAAGGGTTGCGCTTCCATTAAATCGTGTGAGAATATAGAAAATCCCGCAAGTACAATACCTTGTGAGCAGATATGCCTATCTAAGATACCTAAAGAACTATATATACAAGATATAAACGGTAATAAAACCAGTATCGATAAGGTCTTACTGTTCTTTTCTTATCTATTTTCTATAGCTCCATGTGACTCAACTGTATGCTTTGACTCACCTTTATTAGATGGGGGGAAACCATTTTCAAAGTGACGACAAAAGTAAAAAAAGTATCAACAAGGGCAGGAAATGGTAGTACCACGAAACGCTTAGACTGCATTTTAATAAGGATTTTACGGGATAAGAACGAAATCGAGGTATTTGAGTGCTGATTACGGAATATGAGCCAACCCCGCGTCAAGCAGAATTCCACTCGTCGGAATCGAAGTTCAAGCTGTATGGAGGTGCAATGGGAGGCGGCAAGACGGTCGCGCTATGTGCCGAAGTCATTCGCTTGTGCTGTGATTACCCCGGCAACCACATCCTTCTAGCCAGAAAATCATACAAGGATTTGAAGCGTACCACTCTAGAAGTCCTAGAGGAACTGCTTCCACTTGAGATAGTTGCTCACCGCAATAGAAGCGATGGAACCATAGACCTCGTCAACGGCTCTAGGATTATCCTCAGCGACCTTGAGTATCCGGATAAGCTCAAGAGTCTAAACTTAGGTGCGTTTGCTATTGACGAGGCTTCTGAGGCCAATGAGGAGCTATTCCTAATGCTATGCTCACGCCTAAGACGTAAAGTTCATAACATCAGATACTTTGGCTTGCTTGCTAGTAACCCTGAACCGGGTTGGCTCAAGGACAGGTTTGTTGACCCTTGGATGGAGAAACGTAAGGCGCAGGCGTTTCGCGAGCGTGCTGCAAAGGGTGGAATGAAAACGAGACGCGACACCGGACTTGGGGGGGAGGAAAATGAGAGCTATACCTTCGTGCAAGCTCTGCCAAAAGACAATCCTCATCTACCTCCAGACTATCTAGACCAAATGTACAAAGAGTTCCCTCCATTATGGAGAACGAAATATCTTGAGGGAAGTTGGGACGTATTTGAGAGCCAAATCTTTTTACCTGATTGGCTACAAGAGAAACCTAGGGGCGGGGATTATGTGGCGTATTTCACGGCAACGGACCCTGCGATAAGCGAGAAGGACACAGCGGATGAGACGGCACAAATTACTATGGGGTTGACGCATGACGGGATAATCGAGGAGGTTGATTTAGCTCATGGCAGGTGGAGTTTTGTCAAGGGTTGCAAGAAGTTAGCTGAAATGTGGATGCGGTGGGATTCGGATTTGGTGGGGATAGAGGAAGTGGCGTTTCAAAAGGCATTAACAGACCAAATGCGGGAAGATTATCCGATGTGTCCGGTTGTGGCGTTAAGGGCAGACCGGGACAAGGTACGGCGAGCGATAAGTGTAAGTGGGATGGTGGAGCGCGGCAAGGTACGAGTAAAGAGTCCCGAGTTGATAAAGCAGCTGGTGGAGTTTCCTAACGGGACGCACGATGATTTAGTGGATGCTTTTGTGCATTGTTTACATTTGATTCGGGGGCATAGTTTGGGAGAATACAAGAAAAAGGTTGATAAGTATGCCGGGTTAGATGCAAGGTCGAAACAGTTTTGGAAGTTATGGAATGATGAGGGACCGGAGCGAAAGAAAAGACACGTGTTTGAGGGGCTGATATAGGGGAAATATCATCCCCGACACTTGAAAGGAGAAAGTCATGGCATTAACAGTTAGTAATATGCAAAGAATTAGTGATGGCAACAAGTGGAAAATAATTGGTACATGCGCATTTGATGTGTCGTATCCAACGGGAGGCGAGAGTCTAACGGCAGCGATGTTGGGATTGGTGAAGATTGACAATATCACCGTTGCTAACGAGCAAGGTTATTTGTTTGAGTATGATTATGCTGCTTATAAGGTTAAGGCATATGCGGGCGGAGAAATCACGGCAACGGGTTCAATCAATGCCGAAGCTGCCCATACACATGCAATCGCCTTGGACGGCGGAGCTACGGGTGGTGGTTCAAGTCATAGTCATGGCGTGACACTTGCTGCATCGGCAGCGGGTTCAAGTCATAACCATGCGGCAACACCGGGCGGCACGATAGACGCGGAAGCGGCGCATACTCACGTAATTGCTCTCGATACTGGCGCAAGTGCAGCGGGTGCAAGTCACAACCACGTATTTACGGGTACGGCAATTACGCCGGTGAATTTCGATGTTGATGATAATGATGGTGCAGCGGGTGACGGTGTATTGGTTTATGTTCATACGAACGATGGCACAATTGGTAATTTGCAATTCGTATCACCTACCAACGTATCGGGTGTTAATCGCCTCAACGCTACTGGCCCTTATGTCAAGGTTTTGGATAGTGATGCCGCCGCAACGGACGGCTTGCTTTTGTATTGTGACGAAGATGCCACGGACGGCGACAGACTACAATGCGTCAACCCTTTGGGTACGGATATTTATATCCCGGCGACAAACGGTCAATATATCAAAATCAAAAGTAGCGTGAGTGCTGCTGCTGATGGTATTCAAGTTTACTTCGATGAAGATGTAGCTAACACGCATGACAGAATGATGTTTGTATCGCCAACCGATACGGACGCAACGAATATTACGGACGCGGCTTACAACGCGCTTGCTCCTGTACCTACCGGTGATAACGCTGCCGAAGCCACACATACCCACGCTTCGGGAACGCTTGGCGAGGCCGCATGTGCTGCAGGCTCAAGTCATACCCACGCAATAACGGGCTTGACGGTTACAAATACCGCCGAAGCCGCTCACACCCATGCGCTTACCGGAACGACAATTGATGCTGAAGCTGCACATACGCATGATTTTGGTACGCTTACCGAAGCTGCTAGTGCTGCCGGAAGTTCGCATACGCATACATTTACCGGTTCGGCTACGGGCGATTCCGCTCTTAACGAAGTTGACAGCGAAACCAACCTATCTGCATTGACGACAGTTTATTTTGTCGCAATTGGATTATAAGGAGACACCATGTCTTTTACAAATATAGCGAAGGAAAGCATGATGCTGCCTGGCGGGTTGGTTATAGAAACCGGAACGTGGAGCGGAGCATCGGTAACATCGGGAGAGATAACTGCACAAACGACAATTCAACCAGAAATATTTGAAATCGTTATGTGGGGCGCAAGCAACGATGAAGATAACGCCGTAATTTGCGCAACGGACGCGGGGCAAAACATCTTAAAACTTACATTCACAAGCGACGATACAGGAACGTACTATATCGTTGGGAAAGGAAGATAATTATGGGATTTTCAAACGCAGTTAAAAACTTACTTACACTTCCGGGCGGTTTGGTTTTAGAGCAAGGCACGTACACGACAACCTCTACGGAAACAACGGGAACGATTACGGCGCAAACAACCACACAGCCAGAGATTGTAGAAGTTCTTATGTTCGGCGCATCTTCGGACGCGGATACGGGCGTAATTTGTGCAACCGATGCCGGAAGCAACAAATTGAAACTTACCTTTTCGGCAAGTGATGACGGCAAGTATTGGATTGTTGGCAAGGGAGCATAAATGGCAGGGCCGAACGGTTACGAGACAATTGATATTGTAAGCCTCGGAGACGGTCTCCTATTGGAATGGGGAAATTGGTGGTCGAGTCTCAGCGTCACCATAGAAACTCAAACCACAAGGCAACCGCAAATAACCGAAATCGTAATGGCGGGTTGGTCAAGTGACGGAGATAAGAATACAGCCATCGCACTAGATGGTGATATGAACGAAGTTAAACTAACCGTACTTACTTGGAAATTTGGAGCAGATTTAGGTAAGTATTGGATAATCGGGCGAGCGTCATGATTTGTCAACGAGGCCGATGTTTAAAATGTGGAAAACCCTACTTTATCAATGGGCGACCCACCGCTGATTATAACGAATTGTTAATCAAGCTTGCGGGTGGTGGATTTTTAACCGTAGGCTTGTGTGGTGATTGTACCTTGGCAGAAAGCGAATTCGACGAAGCAAGGGACATTGTCAACGAGTCGTTAAAAATAAACGGTGGGTCTCCTGTTGGAAAGTGGATTGAAATTGAAAGTAGAAAGACCATGCCCGAAATTACGTTGGAGATACAAGGAAACAGATGTCCCGTTTGTCACGAACCAATAGGTGACAATTGGGTTTATACGCAAGGTGAAATTCGTCATGAAGGTAATTGTTTGAAAGCAAAACATAAGAAAGAGGGCAAAGATGTTTTGGAAAAGCACAAAGGACCGAGAGATTGAATTCCTGCGGTCACAAGTAAAGGATTTACAAGACCGACTCATGAGCGTAATGGATAATAGTGCGTTCATGACACACAAAGCAGAAGCAAGGGCTGACAAAAGCGTTGTAGAAGATTTAAAAGACCAAATAGAAAGTATTCCGGCAACTACGGAAAAAGAAAAAAGAGATAAAACGCAAGCGTTAGACCAGATGTTTCAAATTATGGGGCATTAAATGAGCGTATTAGACCTTGAAAAGCTTGGAAAACTCAATTTTGAAGATGAGACTGACCGGGCGGCTTTAGCAAGTATGGTTGACGACCTCTACGATGGTAGTCAACCTTGTCTGAATAAATTAGCGCGTGTTTGGGATGAAAACTTTCGTTTCTACATGGGAGACCAACACGTTTATTGGGATAACGTCACACGTAAATACGAAGTCATCCCTCTTACCAAATTCAATAAATATATTCCGCGTCCTGTCACCAATTTAATTTTACCTATCGTTCAAACGGTGCGTAGTATTTTAACTAAGAATAAACCAAACGCAACTATCCGTCCTAACACTACCGACCCACAAGATATAAACGCCGCCAAGTTATCAGAGCGTGTGCAAGATACTAAATGGGAAGTTGACGAAGAACAATTGAAGCTAATTGATTCGGCAACGATTTTACTTTTGTGCGGTAGCGTAGCGAGAAAAGATAGTTGGAACAGCGGTAAAGGCGGCAAGAAGCCCGTAGAGATAGATGGCAAAATCGTTGAAGTTGAAATAGGCGATAACGATGTTGATATTGTGGACCCGTTTAAGTTGATACCTGATGTTATGACCGATTGTTGGTATCTTGAAACCGAAGTTCAACCGCTATATTGGATTCGTGATAACTACAGCCAGGACGGTGAAGGTTATACTGGCCTTGCGGAAAAAGTTCAAGAGGACGATGGCTTGTCAACGATGATGGATATTCGCGTCAAGCTACAAACAAGCACGGGGCAAGGTTCAGAACAATCAGACACTAAAGGCGACTTGTCGGGATGTGCGGTTGTCAAGGAATTATACGTTAAACCATTTGGAAAACATTCTAGAGGTTTACAAATCGTATGTGCAGGTAGGTACGTTTTATATGCCGGACCTAGCCCATACTTTCAACCGGACGTTGATAATAGTTGGAATCCGTACACGTGGTGCAATTGGGAAGAAACAGCTTTTAGGAAACATGGCTTGTCTCTTATAGAAAATCTTATACCTCAACAAAAACGCTTGAACGCAATTGACTCACTTATTATTTTGTCGCGTATGCAAATGTGCGCGCCTCAATGGTTGATACCAAAAGGTTGCGGTGTACCAGAAGGTTTTATAAATGGCGCACCCGGTTTAAACATTTCGTACAATCCCGTAGGTGCAAACGGCGCACGACCGGAAAAGATAGGTGGCGCGGGTCTAACGGCTGATGTTTATAAAGAGCGCGTGGATTGCATAGAGCAAATGCACGCAATCGCGGGAGACAACCAAGTATTGCAAGGTCAAAACCCCGCAAACGTAACTACCGCAGGGCAAATGACGATGCTCTTGGAACAATCGTTTTCAAAATTCTCTACGTTTACTCAACAATGGGAAAAATTTATTGAGCGTGGTCAAGAAGCCAAGCTTCGCCTTATAGCAAAACGCTATAGAGAGCCAAGACCTGACTTCAACAACAAACTCAAGTCCATGAATAAAGAAACGCTTGAAATAGAGATTAAAGATTTTGTAGGTGCTGACTTACGCGACAACGTGCAAATACGCATCGAGGCCGGTTCATCACTTCCAAGGTCTAAAGTTGTAGAGTTACAGAATTATCGTGAGTTGGCTCAAATGGGATTGTTCGGTCCGTTGGACCCTCAACAAAATCCTTTAGGCAATCAACAATTCCTTGAAAAGTTTGGAATCGTAAAATTCGACACGGACCTCAACGCTGATGTTAAGAAAGCACGTTGGGTAAATAGCGTTCTAGTAGCTATTAATCGTGGAGAAGCACCACCAGAGGATTATCCTCCACTTGCGGAGATAGATAATCTTATGGTACATTTCAAGGTGTTGACTGATTATATGAAAACTCCGAATATTAAAGACGAGAGGGGCGTTTTTCAACGTAGATTAGAAGAATTAGGCCAACGGCTTTCAGCGCAGAATAGTTCCGCGCCGCCGGGTCCCCCTCAACCGGGTGGGGCCGTTGGTCCGCAACCACCGGGCGGAATGCCGCCTGTTGGCCCGTAAACCATCGCCTGACGAGGCGTTAAACACGGAAAGGGGAGGGGCATATGTTTTCAGCAGGACAAACAGATGGTGACGTTAATAACGAGGCTACGCCGACCTCATCGGATTCGTCAACCGACCAAGGCGATGTAAGTGGCGGAAGTGAAACCCAAGACTTGTCGAGTGCGGACTCGTTAAATACCGATGCAAGTGAAGGTAACACTGAAACCCATGTACCATATGAGCGGTTTAAGACAGTAAACGAAGAATTAAAAGAAGCAAGGGAACGAGCAGATAAGTATTCTACGTTTGAAGGCAAAGAGGATTTAGTCAAGACGTATGAAACATTTGACAATATTCTCGCGCAAAACCCGGAATTGGCTAGGAAGGTAAAGGACATCTTAGTTGTTGAAGGTGAACGTATGGCGGCGGAAGGGGTAACTCAAACACCTCAACCGGGAAACCCGCAATTAACTCAACAGCTAGCATATGGAATGTATCTGAATCGTTATTCCGAACTAGCTAGGACAAACGAAGTGCCGGATGACTTGAACGACGAAATGCAAAAGTTTACGCAGCAAGAACTTTTAGCAATTAACTCGGACCCGCTCAACCGTTTCGATTTGACCACGATGGACAAGGCGTTTAAAAACGCTCAAAAGAGAATGGACAAGATTCTAAAAATTGACCGCTCAAGGTACGTAAAGGAAAAGCAAGGCGATAAAACCCCGGCATCGGGAACGAAATCGGGAACGCCTCCGGCTAAAACGGAAAAATTTAATTCACAGCAAGACCGAGCAAGTTTCATTGCGAACGCGCTCAAACACGGATGAGGGAGAATAGAGGTTAACGATGGGCGTTGATATGACTACGATTGATGGTCTCTTGAAGCGAGTATATTCAAGTGGCAGCATCGAAAATATGCAAAACATGGAAGCGGAGACGTTTCCCAAACTACCGAAAAGTGCGCGTAAGCCAAAAGGCGACGGCTTTTACTTTCCGGTAAATGTAGAAGGTAACCAGAGAGGCCAAGGTTCGCAAAATGAACTTGAAGCCCTCCGTACCCCTGCAAGCCAAACACCGATTCAAGGTCGTGTGCGTCCCAAGGTATTCACGCATACAATCCGGTATTCTGGCTTGTCGATGGAAATGGCTAAAGGAGACGAAGATTCGTTTGCCGATAACGTCACATTCCAAGTCGATGAAGGTATTAAAGATTCCACCAAAGAACTGAACGCTCAAGTATTTCGTTCGGGACTTGGTCAGATTGCTCAAGTCAATGGTGATGTTACTGCTTCAACTGATTTGATTTTCGACAACGGTTGTCCGACTCACTTTAGAGTTGGTCAATACATTGACGTTATCAATGCAGGAGTGAAGGAAATTGATAGCATTAAGATTTCCGCAATTGACATTGAGAACGCTACTCTCACCTTGGCATCTGTTCAAACTTGTACGGATGACATGTGGGTATATCGTGAGAACACGGCTGACAACGCTCCTGCCGATGGTAAAGAGCTTGCCGGATTGCCGATGGTTGTTGATGATGGCTCGATTGCAGCAGCCTACGAGAATATCAACCGTACAACCTATCCTAATTGGGATGGATTTACGATTGCAGGTGGTGGAGCTTCGATTTCAAATGACCTTCTCCAACGTGGTGAGTCGAGAGTAAAAGTATTAGCCGGCCGTAAGGTTAAGAAAATAATCTCCAACACTTCGCAGATGAGAAAGTATCTTGACATCGTAACCCCTCTCAAGAGGTTCGTTGACAAGAAGAAAATGGATTCTGGAGTAGAGGAAGTCCCTACTTGGAATGGCAAAGAATGGGTTGAAGATACCGATTGTCCTTTTGACACTCTGTATATGTATGACCCGGATTACTTTGAGAAGTTTGAAATTTACGCGCTGAAGCTTGATGATAATGGCGGCGGCACGATTAAATGGGACCCCGGATATGACGGGTTCGTATCGTATCTCAAGTATTACGGAAACACGGGTAGCACCAATCCAAGAACGATGTTAGCTTATACTGGCTTGGCAACACCTACATTCTAAAGGTTATTGGATATGGGTGGGGGCTGATAGCCCCTACCCTCTCCATATTTTATTATGGCACAAGCACCTAAAGGTTTTACTAAAAGTTTAGAATTGGTCCACGATGACCTATTCCCAGTTTGGAACGCCGATTTAGAGCGTTTCCAAATTATGTTTAGTGACAAGCGGACTAAAATCACGAGAATCATTTGCACGGTCGAGGAAGATAACGGTGATTACAGGCCGCTCGACATGAGAACGGTTTTTTGGTTAGGAGAAAATGTTGCTTGGGATTTACTTGACACTTATCCTAACGCTGCTGATTGGGTTGATAAATTAAGACTCAAGAAAGAAATGAGACTTGCAAATGAAAAAGAAACCGAACGAGATTTCAAACGGTGGTGGAATAAAGAACATAGAAAAGAATGGGTAGTAGCAATAGAGAACGCACGGAAAGGGATATTTGCATCGCCCGAACCGGAGCGAGAGAAAAAAATCATTATAACATGAGGGTAAAAAAATGAAACTATTGAATCCAACAGGGTATGACATTGTAGCATCGGCGGACGGTATGGAATATCGTTTTCCAAAGTTTGCGGAAACCGAAGTTTATGAAACGAGCCACGGTAGGCATCTTGCAAAGTCGGCAGCTTATCTCGGTTTAGTTCATCTTGTATTCAACGATGCTATGAAGAAAAAATATCGTGAGTTTGATAAGTTTGAACATAAGCAGAAGTTGAATGGATTAAACGCACTTCGCAAATGGATGAAGGGTTGCCTCATTAACGAAAAACAAGCGGTACGTGACATTAAAGAGCGTTCCGGAGGCGAGGCCGATAGAGACCTGATGAATCCTCAAGTATTTGAGGACAAATTAGCGGACATTGATGCGTGGATAAAGGATGTAGAGGGCCAACGTCCACGAGGAAGGCCAAAGAAAGATGGACCTCAGCACAATAACAACGAAAGCGCGACGAAAGCTAGATGAAGTCACCGAGAAGTTTTGGGATGATGACGAGCTATGGGATTATATAAACGACGGCTATTACCAGTATTGGATGTGGATGATACGAGCCGTCAATCGTGGTGTTGTTAAGTCAACAACATTAAACATCACGGCGGATACAGCGGAGATAGCTTTGCCGTCCGATTATTTCCTAGCGAGACTTGTCGAGAGAGTAGTCGATAGCGCAACTATACCAATGGATTATAAAGAGCGGTACGATTCAGCCAACCGTACAAGCGGCACTTCGTCTAGCGCGTCTTTTGGATATGTTCCTCAATATCATTTTGAAGGACAAAACCTCATAATAGAACCTACACCCGGCGATACTGTAGCCAATGGTATTAAACTCACATACATTTTTATACCCGATAGAATGACGGCGGGAACGGACGAGCCGGACGATGGTTTTCCTGACTTCTTTCATGATTTGCTAGTTGGGTATTGCGTAATACAAGCTAAAGAAAAAGAGGAAATGGTCACCCCGGGCGGGGCTGATATTTCTCCGTTTGTTGTTTCGCAAGGTAAACGTGAACAAATGTTCAAAGAGGTAATAGAGCTAGAAACTCTGCAACGAATATACTCGGAGCCTTGGGGGATACGGACTTGTTAAACGGCTCCTTGAGATTGGTGTTGTTGTCAGCGGGTGTGGCGTGTTCACTCGCCGGGGTAGGTTGGGGAACGTACGAGCACGTTGACACGAGCATCGACATGGTACGCAAGGAAAGTTACAGCCGACACGAGGGCAAGTTAATGGAATTGCGGATTGATGAAATTCACACGGAGCAACGCGAGGGATTTAAGGACGTAAACATGAAGCTGGATGTTATGTTGGGAGTATTGCCTAGAGCGGCTTTACAAAAAGGAGAGAACAATGACTCAAGAATCAGGAATCGTTAGCGTAAAGCCGGGAGAGGCGACACGGCAATTCCATAGTTTTGCCGACAACGAAAATTTCCTTGCCACGGCTGCGCTCAATTCATTTCAAACAAACAACATGGTAGGTTGCGTGTTTATGGTAAAGGCTACTAGCACAACGGGTACGCCTAAATATACTATCTCATTGCAAACCGCGCACGAGGACGTTGACGCGACTTACACCGACGTTGATGCTATATCAAGACCTGATATAGAAACAATCAATGACGAGACATGGCATGTATATACGGTCAACTTCTCAAACTGCATGAACTTTGCGAGATACTATATCACGCTTGAAGCTACCGATGGTGGAGACGATAAACTTTGGTTCAAAACTTGTTTCTTGTACGGTTCACCAACTGCGGCAATGGACGTTACACTTGAAGCCGGAGATATTGAAATCGGTGCGGTAGAATTAAAAGATGGCGCGACCGATACAAGGCTCAAGGTTGCTGTTGAAGATACTGCACATACATCTGGCGATACGGGAATCATGCCGCTTGCCGTGAGAAACAATACGCTTGGAGCATTGGCTACGGCTGATAAAGATTACTCTCCATTGCAAGTAAATTCGTCCGGAGCCTTATACGTTCAAGCAGCCGCAGGTAGCGTAGGAATCTATGTAGAGGACGCACCTCATACTACGGGCGATTATGGTATGCAAACCTTTGCGGTTCGCAAGGACGTTGCAGGGTCTTTTGGAGATACTGATGGCGATTACGTTCCGCTTCAAGTTGACTCAACAGGCTCGCTTCGTGTGGCGGCAACGCTCGGTGCAAGTTACGCCGAAGATAGCGCACATACCACAGGAGACGATGGAACGCAGATTCTTTCAGTCCGTCAAGACGCAAGAGGCACGGCGGTCGATGCAGATGGTGATTACGCTTCCGTTCTTCAAAATGCAGAAGGCGAGTTATACGTTCACGACACCGATATTTTGGCGAAGATGCCCGCGCTTGGCACCGCCGCGATGGTAGCTTCAAGCCCCATGACGATTGCAACCGATGATACTATGTTTGTTGCTCTCGATACCGCCGTCGATATTATCGCAGGTGATACGACTTCACTTGACACAAAAACCCCCGCGCTTGGCGTGGCGGCATCGGTGGCTTCCTCTCCGGTTGTGTTGGCAAGTGACGATGCTCACCTTGGCGCGGTCGGTGTAGCGGCAGACCCGGACGGCCCCATTCACGCGCAGCTATATTCAATCGCAACGGCTTGCTCCGCTACGTCGGGCAACACAGAAATCATGGACGATTGGGATGAAACCAACCGTTGTGCAGTTAATACGATTTCCGGTCAAGTAGGCGTTGCGGCAAACCGTGGAGTTACAGACGCACTCACGCAAAGAGTAGTCGAAGCCCGCGACCTTTCGGTTACAAACGCAACGGGCGCAGGAGCGATAGCGACCACGACCGCAGTAAGCGCCAACTGGAAACTCAACCATATCACGATTCACTTGTCGGCGGCTCCCACTACGAGTCAGGACTTGGATATTTCGATAGATGCGAATGACGGTGCGCCTTACGATACGGTTCTTCTTTCGCAGGACTTGTCGGCATCATCGGCAACGGACATCGTTTATAAGCCGGTCGGTGGGTTGATTCTCGAAAGCGGTGACGAAATCAAAGTCGCTTACACAAACACAGACGGCGTGACTTACGGCCTTCGCGTAGTAGGCGAGAAGATATAGGAGGATTATATGGCTTTTGAAATTAACGGTGGATGTTGGCTTAACGGTCGCTCAACAAAAGAACAAAACAGAGTGCAAATTGTCACCGCTTCGACAGGAACAATCTTACAAGACGTTGATGAAGTGCGAGTTGATTACACGACTACAGGCGCGGTAACAGATTTAGAATATCCCGAGGCTCTAGTTGCTTCTCGTCAAAAGCGTATTACTATTTACGATGTTGATGGCAACGCAGGAACAAACAATAT